GGCAGAAACGTGCAAATAAAAAGTAAAGAAGCCATGCAGCTTGAAGCTACAACTTCGTTTACAGCAACAAGCCAAGCCGAAATGACATTCTACAGCAAAGCCACTGTGGGAGTTAAAGCAGATGGCACATTGATACTTGACAGCAGTGGTGGCGGTTGGAATGGTGGCGGCAGTATTGCTCTAAAAGCCGGCGCAATAGATCTCAACGGTCCGGCCCCTGGATCAGTGGCAGCACCCAACCCAATAGTTAAAACTGTCATGGATGACACAAAGTTTAGCACCAGCAAGGGCTGGGAAGTCGACAGTGGAGCACTTGAAAGTATTGTGAGTCGCGCTCCAACGCATGAGCCATATCCATACCATAACAAGGGCGTGGATGTTGTAGTTGAGTTTGAAGAGGGCACACCGAGCCCACCACCTGGTGCTGAGCCAGTTCCAGCAGGCGTAGAGATTGTGGCAAAATAATGGGAACATTTACATTCAACACCCCAGATGGTAAGCCTTTTGAAATAAAAGGCCCTGATGGTCTCACCTTGGAACAAGCCAAGGCAATATTTGACAAGCAAGTTAGCACTGGCAGCTTGGTTGGGTTTAAACCTGGCGATGTTCTCAGCGCCACAACACAAGCGGCCAAAGGCCTTGCTAGTGCTCAAGCACAAGTAAATCAAGCACTGTCAGGCATAACTGGCGCCCTGGGCGCTGGTATACCCGGTGCTGCTGGGGCCATTGGTGCGGCAACAAAAGCCCTGGGGCAAGCCGGCGGTGCATTGAGTGGTAGTCTCTCAGGAACAGCCGCGGGATTAACTGGTGCAATTGGTCCAGCAGTCAGCAATGTTATTGGTACTATCAGCAGCACAGCCACACAAGCAATATCAACAATTAACAAAACAATTTCAACAGTTGCAGTAACTAATCCAATTAACACAGCAAACTTTGCTAAAGAGGTTCCCGCGCTGGCCAAGATTGGTTCCATGGCCGAAAGCACAGTAACTGGGGTAATGGCGCAGGTAAAAAATCTAGTGGGCCAAGCCCCCACAGCCATAAGCAACGGAAAAGGTGTAGGTAGCTATGGACTAGATGTGCGACAACTTGAAACTGCTGGTATTGTAAAACCTGGAACAAGTGCATTGGTCACAGCAGGAGCTTCTACACTGTCATCGGTTTTAAAAAGCCCTAGTGTGTTTACTGGCAAAGACGGTATAACCAACATATCGGGCCTTTTAAGCAATCCGCAGGCGCAATCAACAATTCAACAAGGATTAATGGCAACTGGAATTGCAGGCCTTGCTACACAAGGTATTCCTGTGGGGGTACTAAGTCCAGCGGGCATAGCAGGCATGGCAGTAAATGCTTCAAAATCTTTGACTGATGCCACAGCGTTTGTCAAAGGGCTACCAATTCCTGGGGATGCTACCGGGGCAATCAAAGCGGCTTTTACTACCAACGTGCGCGATGGCGCTTTTGCTGCAATATTGACAGAAACAAAAATAGCACCACCGTTCAAAGCAATAGTGACTCCAGTTCCATCTAGCGACACTGCCAATCGAGAAACACTCAATGCGGCCAGTACTCGGGTAGTTGGTAATCCCAAGGTCCCAGAACCCAATTACGGTGCGCCCGCAGCAGCATCTACTGATGACATAACCGCCTTGCTGGAAAAATTCTTGACTGAAAACAACAAGTATCTCGGGGCTATTACAGCTCTGGGCAACAAAGTATCTGTGTTAGAAAATCAACAAAGCATTACACAACAAGATTGGGATACAGTGAGACAAGAATTCAAATCAGCAGGACAAGCAGCAAACGCAATTATAACTCCGCTGAGAGAAGATGTTACAGAAAAAATCAACCAGTTGTCAGGTGCTGACAAGAAAGAATTTGTTGGTGCTTACAAATCTATCGAAGGAGGCCCGTTTAAAGATACTGTAAAAGCATCAAGTGATCTACTGGACAGAATCAATCTGTTAAAGAGTAAAATTGACTCTGCTCAGGGCACTACAACAGCATAAGTAATGGTATGGCACAGAATTTTATTGGATTCAACACACAGGGGCAGTACAAAAAGTTCACTCTCACAAACTATGCCTTGATCAAAAGAGATCTGCTGAATGCATTTAACATTCGTCAAGGTCAGCTTCCGGGCCGTCCAGAATACGGCACATTGTTGTGGGACTTCTTGTTTGAAAATCAAGTTGAACAACTGCAACGAGATATCGAAGCCGAAGTTCAACGAGTTGCTGGTGGCGATCCTAGAATCTACATCAGTGATGTTCAAACTTTCCCACAAGAAAACGGCATTTTGATACAGATTCAACTGACTGTGTTGCCTAGCACAGATGCCGAACGTCTTGCTATTTTCTTTGACTTAACTACCCGCAACGCCTCCTACGTATAAAGACGCCGTTTTTCCTCTCGATAAATAAACGAAGAGGCATAACGAATGGCAACTACTACTAGACAAACAGCTATATTTGGCGTTGAGGATTGGAAACAAATCTACCAAACCTATCGCGAAGCTGACTTCCAAAGCTACGACTTTGAAACCCTGCGCAAGAGTTTCATTGATTATTTGCGTTTGTATTATCCTGAAACATTCAATGACTACATCGAAAGCTCGGAATTCATTGCTTTGCTGGATATCATTGCCTTTATGGGCCAAGCCCTGGCTTTTCGTACTGACCTCAACACTCGAGAAAATTACATAGACACTGCTGAACGTCGTGATAGTGTGGTTCGCCTTGCCAATCTTGTTAGCTATACTGCCAAGCGTAACACAGCAGCACAAGGGCTACTCAAAGTTTTCAACATCACTACAACTGAAAACGTCTATGATTACCAGGGCGTCAACCTTAGTAACGTTACAATTAATTGGGCTGACCCAACAAATCCGGACTGGCAAGAACAATTTACTGCAATCTTAAATGCTAGTCTAGTTGACACTCAACGTGTAGGCCGTCCTGGCAACCGCCAGACCATACTGGGCGTTCGCACAGACGAATACGCCATTAACTTGGTTCCTGGATATCTGCCAGTAGTACCTTACACTGCCACAGTTGATGGTGTCAGTATGCCGTTTGAAGCAGTTACTTCTACCAGCACCGGGGAAGATTATCTGTATGAGCCTAGCCCACGTCCAAACCAACCATTTAATATTTTGTTCCGCAACGATCAATTGGGTTTTGCAAGTAACAACACTGGATACTTCTTTATGTTCAAGCAAGGTGTGCTGCAAAACCAAGATTTTAACTTGGCCGAACGCATCAGCAATCGCACAGTGAACATCAACATTGAAGGTATCAACAACGAAGATCGTTGGTTATTCCAGTTAGACAACGTTGGTAATATTACTCGAGAGTGGGAATATACTGAAAACATTTACAGTGCTGCTGCTGAACAGCTGGGCACTGACCTGCGTCCAATCTACAGTGTGACAAGTCGTACCAATGACCAGATTACCATGGTGTTTGGTGACGGTGTGTTCTCAGAGATTCCAGTGGGTACATTCCGTGCCTATGTACGTGCCTCAAACGGTTTGCAATACATCATCAACCCTGAAGAAATGCAGGCTGTAACTATTCCTATCAGTTACATCAGCCGTCAAGGTAACCTTGAGACTGTTACATTTACTTGTGGTATTACCCAACCTGTAAGCAACAGTCAGGCACGTGAACCTATTGCTGAAATCAAGCAACGTGCTCCTGCTCGTTTTTATACACAAAACCGTATGGTCAATGGTGAAGACTATAACCTCTTCCCTTACACACAATACAACAGCATTGTCAAGAGCAAGGCAGTCAATCGTGCCAGTATTGGTACCAGCCGTTATCTAGACTTAGTTGACAACACCGGCAAGTATTCTAGCACCAACACATTTGGTAGTGATGGTGGACTGTGGGAACAAGATATTCTTCCTACAATTTTGTTCTCCTACACAAGCCGTAACGAAATTGCTGACGTAGTAACAAACCGTGTTCAGCCACAGCTGGCCGAAAGTACAGTTCAGCAGTTTTATTATGCTAACTATCCACGTCAAACTGTCAACACAGGTGCAACTGCACTGAGCACTTGGCACCAGTCTACAACACTGGCCAACGAAACCACAGGCTACTTTGTCAATGCCAGCGGAACTCCAATTGCAGTTGGTGACACTTCGAGCACTGTGTTCAAATACGTTGCTGTTGGTGCCCTGATCAAATTTGTTGCACCCACTGGTTACTATTTCGATCAAAACAATAAACTTCAATTGGGTACACCAACTAGAGCCGACGAAAAATTATCTATCTGGGCAGCACCACAGGTCATTGTTGGTGACGGCAGCAACAGCGGCCTTGGAAATCTATCTTCAGGTGCTGGACCAGTTACTATCAACAACTTTGTTCCAACAGGTGCTATTGTTGAAACAATTATTCCTTTGTTTGTTACCGACTTGCCATTGGCATTAGAGCAGGCCATGGCCGAACAAATTCTACTGTATCGCAATTTTGGCATTGGCTATGACAACGACGGCAGTATTACTGGAACACGCTATTCTTGGTATTTGATTACCAATACCAACCTTGACGAAAATGCACCGTTTAGTTTGGCCAACGCTGGGTCCACATCCAATACCAACAGCGATGCAAGCTGGTTAGTTCAGTTTGTTACTAGCAATCAAAACTACACAATCACGTTCCGTGGTCTTGGATATTACTTTGGTTCTGTGTTACAAACACGCTTCTTCTACTATGACGGGCAACAAGTGTATGACAGCCGGACCGGCACAGTGATTCGCGACTTCATTAACGTGCTGGCAGTTAATACACAACCCGATTCTACACAAACTTTGTCTGGTGATATTCCAATGACTATCACTGGCCAACCTGTTGAAAGTGATGGTTACGTTGACGACTTCCAAGTGCTTGTGGGATTCCGTGACAGCGACAACGACGGTGTACCAGACAATCCAGACTTCTTTGATGAAATTGTTGCACCAGATACTAATCCAACACAAAAGTACGTTTATCTACAGAAAACTGTGGACTTTGATAATTTACAGCGTTACCTATTGGTAGAACCTGGATTAGTAACCAGTGACTATGCCACATTAGATGATATTGAATTGGCTAAAACTCAGTGGAGCCCAGGGCAAATATTTTATGCCTACAACCAAAATCCCAGCCAGACAGACACTGGGGCATTCTATCAGCTCAGTATTAGCACCACTGGCGTTCGTACCTTGATTGATGTCAGTAATGAGTGGATTGCTAGAACTGGTCGTCAAAGTTTGTACTACCAGTATCGCCACAACAGTCCGTTGACAAACCGAATTGACCCTGGTACTACAAACATCATTGATTTGTACGTGGTCACACAGTCTTATTACACTGCCTATCAGAATTGGATTCGTGACACAACTGGCACAGTGGAACAACCTGCACAGCCCACAATTGATGAGTTAAGTACAGCATATCAAGGATTACAAGATTACAAGATGTTGAGTGATAACATCATTCTTAACTCAGTGACATTCAAACCACTGTTTGGTGAGAAAGCCGCCAACAACTTGCAGGCTACAATCAAAGTTATTCGTGCCAGCAATTCAACTGCTAGTACTAGCGAGATTAAATCTGCTGTAGTTGCTGCAATGAATGATTATTTCAGTATTGACAAGTGGAACTTTGGAGACACATTCTACTTCTCTGAGCTAGCTGCTTACTTGCATAGACAGCTAGGTACAATTATTAGTTCTGTGGTTCTAGTACCACTAGATCCACAAAAATATTTTGGTGACTTATACGAAATCCGTTCAGCACCAAATGAAATTTTTGTCAACGGTGCTACCATCAATAATATTGATGTAATCGAAGCGTTGACCAGTACCAATTTGCGTACTGCCCCCGGTAGCGGAGTTATCTAATGGCCAAAATTCGTAGTGTAGATTTTCTTCCAGAAATTTTTCAAACTGATGCAAACAAGCAGTTCCTTGCAGCAACTCTGGACCAGCTGATACAAGAACCAGCTTTTAAGAAAACACAAGGTTTTATTGGCCGCACTGTGGGACCCGGTGTAAACCCCAACGATCGTTATGTCGTTGAGCCTAACACCACACGAGCAAATTATCAACTTGAACCTGGTGTTGTAAGTCTTGAGCCTGATACCAACAACATCATTGATGTTATTACGTATCCGGGCATCAATGATGCCATTGGATTCCAAAATGGCATTAGCAATCGTCCTGACCGACTGTATGAAAGTCAGTACTATTCGTGGGACCCTTTCATTGACTTTGATGCGTTTGTTAACTTCAGTCAATACTTCTGGGTTCCCGAAGGCCCCTTGGTTGTTGATGTTGCAGCCACTGGTGTTCCTACAACTGCTAATTTTATAGTCAATCGTGAAAACGGAGTTTACACATTCTCTAACCTCAATGGCGACAACCCCATTGTTGAATTAGTGCGCGGCGGCAGCTACACTTTCCAAGTTGCGCAAAACAATAAAGAAACCGTTAACTATCGTGTCCGTAACAGTGGAATTTCAGCTTATGTGATTGACAATTTAAACAATCCTACGCTGACACTGGCCCGCGGAAACACCTATGTGTTTAACTTGAACTTAAACGGTTCATATCCTTTCTGGATTAAAACACAACCTGTAACTGGACTTGGTGAAGTTTACAACAACGGTGTAAGTCGTAACGGATCTATCACAGGTTTAGTGACTTTTACTGTTCCACAAGATGCACCCGATGTTCTGTATTACACCGCAGAAAATCAAACCAACATGCATGGTACTCTAAACATCGTTGATGGTACACCGGGAACAGGTCCAGGATTCTGGATTCAGGCTGCACCTGGCGTGTCTGGAACAATGCCAGCCACACCTAACATTTCAAGTCGAGATGTGTTTGGAGTCATCAACAACGGCGAAGATCTTGGTACTATTACATTTAATGTACCACAAAAAACTGCTCAAGAATTCTATTACAATCTGCAATGGGTCAACGGCAGCACCACTCCCTACTTTGTTGATTTAGTAACGTCTCTCAAGTTTGACGAAATCAACAACCAACCAGTAGAAGAGTTTATTGTCAGTCGCGGCGGCATTGATGGTATCACTAACCTCAACAATCGCACACTGATTTTTACCAACCCGGTTCAAGACACCGAAGCTGGCGGTTGGTTACGTACCAGCTTTTACGATCCCCTAAATGCTGGTGCGGCCAACAATGGTTTGTTTGGTAGCTACGACTCAACCACTTTTGGTGAAACTACTGAGATTCCACCTCAAGACCGTTATCAAATTTGGCAAATTACCTATGTCAATCTCAACGGTGCCAACTACATGCAACTCAGCAAAGTTGAAACAGTTGACTCGCTTGAAAAGTTTACCATCCGTTATGGTCAAACTTACAGCAATACCAACTGGTACAAAAATGCCACTGAGACTTTTGAACAAATTCCTTTGCTGACTGCTGTGCAAGATACATTGTACTACCAGGACGGAACAGACCCGGAAATTTTTGGTCGTATCAAGCTAATTGACCAGACTACTACTAGCACATTGTTCATTGACGAAATTATTGGCAAGAAAAACTATACTTCGCCCAATGGCGTAGAATTTACCAATGGTTTGAAAGTTCGATTCACCGGTGATGTGTCCCCATTGAGCTATGCATCTGGCGTAGATTCTATCACTTACTATGCCACCGATGCTAGTACAAATTATATCAGCAGCACTGACACTGGTAGCCTTTATGTCGGTCAGCAAATTTCTTTTGCTTCACCAACTCTAGGCGGAATCACACCAGGAATAAACTACTATGTTCGAAGCATATCCGCCGATGGATTCAAATTTACCATAAGCGAAACCCCCGGTGGTGTAATTGCAGATTTGTTAACTGGTACTGGCGAGGGCACAGCAACGACCATTGCTGACAGACAATATTATGTCAGTGGCGTAGGCACATCCATTGAGCTGTTGCCTGTTACTAATTTTGTAGTTCCCGAAACTTACGCTGTTGACAATGACACATCAACAATTACAACTGAGCCACAGGACATTGATTATCTAACTATTGATCGAGCCAGCAAAGATTTAAACCCATGGACTAGAAGTAATCGTTGGTTCCATATTGATGTCATCAATGCTGCGGCTGCTTACAATAATACGGCTGCTGAACTCAGCAAAGAAAACCGAGCCAAGCGTCCAATTATTCAATTCCGTCCAGGAATTCGACTATGGAACATGGGCACCGAAGGCAAACAGCCAGTAGATATCATTGACTTTGCTGAAACTGATGCATTTAGTAACATTCAAGGTTCAACTGGATATACCTCAGATGGTTACAGTCTTGTTGAAGGTAGTCGTGTAATTTTTGCTGCTGATGAAGATGCTGATGTTAGAAACAAAATTTACGTTGTGAGTTTTGTGGTTCCTGATGTAAGCCCATCTACAACAGCCGGTAATTTCTTGTTTGGCGTGCATTACAAAATTGCCACACTTGGTAACACAGATTGGAACGCTGTAGCAGGCACCACTGGTATCACTTATGCAGTTGGAGACACTTTCATTGCACAAATTGCTGGATCCGGAACCGGTGTGGCCAACGTTGATCAGCCTATTATCAAACTTACACTAGCATCAGACGGTGAAGTATTGGTTGATCAATCCACTGTGGTTTTAGCCGGCAGCACAGAAGTTGGAAAAACTTACTGGTACAACGGAACTGAATGGCAACCTGCACAACAAAAAACCAGTGTGCAACAGGCTCCTTTGTACAACATCTATGACCCACAGGGTGTAAGTTTTGGTGACGACAGTAAGTACCAGTCAACTACATTCTCTGGTAGCAAATTGTTCAGTTACGCAGTCAGCGACACAACAGTTATTGATCCAGTGCTGCAATTCCCATTGCAGTACCTCAACATCAACAACGTTGGTGACATTGTATTTGAAAACAATCTTTACAAAGATACATTCTTGTACGTTGTTGACAACGTGTCTATCACATCTGATATTAGCTCAGGTTCTATTCGAGAATATCAAACTCGTACTACCTTCCAGAAGCAACTGGGCTGGCAAACTGGTGTAGTTGACAGCCAAGTCTATCAGCAGTTTAAATTTACCTATGCCGGTGAGGCTTTAAAACTAGATGTTGCAGTCCTGCCCCAAACATCTATTGCAGTTCCAGTGCTAAAAATTTATGTAGGATCTAAGTTCCAAGAACCGGTGACTTACAGCTACACCGTGGGAACAGATTCAACAACAGTGACCCTTAATACTGATCGCGCTGTAGTTGGGGATATTATCGAAGTTTTGGCGCTGAGTGAGCAGACCAGTCAAGTGGCTTTCTATCAAGTACCTATTAACTTAGAAAGCAACCCACTGAACGCTAACTCTCCTAGTTTTACACTTGGTACAATTCGTACTCACTACGAAAGTATCTGCGAAAACTTGTTGGGATTGTCGGGGCCCATTGTTGGCGCCAACAACTTGCGAGACCTTGGCAACGTAGTTCCTTACGGTTTAACTATCCTGCAGCAAAGTTCTCCAATGACTTTGGCTGGTTATTTCCTGCGTAGCAAAGATTACAACATCTTTGAATCTATGCAATATAACTCTCGAGAGTATATCAAGTTCAAAGCACAGATGCTTGATTCTGTGTTGACACAAAACATTGGATTCCAAACCATTGGCCAAGTATTAGACACTGCCATTCAAGACATTACTCTTGGAAAGATCGGTTCTCAACCCTTCTATTGGAGTGACATGATACCACAAGGTGTTACAACCTACAGCAACACCTATACTGTAAGTTTTATTACATCGAATACATTTGACACTGTACAAATTTATAATTTTACTTCAGCCAACTACCTTGGCTTGGCAGTGTATAAAAACGATGTAATATTGACTCGTGGTAAAGACTACGATGTGGCCACAGACGGTCCGCGTCTGACTATCACCACAACACTAAACATTGGTGACAAAATTACCATCAATGAATATCAAACTACCTATGGTAGTTTTGTGCCAAACACACCAACTAAGTTGGGATTGTACCCAGCCTGGCGCCCTGCTAGAATTACTCAAATCACCAGCAATGGTGAAATTGAAGCCATCCTTGGACACGACGGTAGTATTACAAAAGTGTTTGGAGACATTCGTGACGATGTGTTGCTTGAGTTCGAAACTAGAATTTTCAGCAACCTCAAGCTTGATGGAAACCCAGTACCGTTGACTATTACTGATGTGCTGCCGGGTCAATTCCGAGACACTGGATTTTCTCTAAGTGAAATCAACACAATTTTTGCACAAGACTTTTTGAGCTATTGTGGATGGAACAAGCTAGACTTCAAAGAGCAACAATTTAGCAACACCAATGAATTTACTTGGAACTACAGCTCTTCTAAGAACAAACTCAACAACGAGAATTTGTTAGGCGCCTGGCGCGGCATTTATCGTTACTTCTATGATACACAGCAACCAAGTTTGACCCCTTGGGAAATGTTGGGATTTTCTATCGAACCCGATTGGTGGCAAGACACGTATGGCGCCGCGCCATATACTGCTGACAACTTGGTTCTTTGGGATGACTTGGAAGCCGGTTATGTCCGAGACCCAGTTGTGCCTTACTATGTCCCTGAATATGCACGTCCTGGATTGGCACGAGTCATTCCCACTGGCACAGAAGGCGAATTATTAAGCCCAATGCAGACTGTAGTTGGCAACCTAAGTGAGCAACAAATACAAAAATCATGGGCACTTGGGGATGGTGGCCCAGTGGAAGCCAGCTGGTGGAATAGCAGTGCATATCCGTTCTCTGTGATGCATGTATTGGCTGTGACTCGCCCTGCCAAGTTTTTTGCATTGTTTGCTGATCGAGATCTGTACAGGTTTAACGAAGATTACCAGCAATATCTCTACAACAATCGTTACCGTTTGGATGCCAACGGTGTAGAAGTTTACGGTAATGGTGTAAGTAAAGCCAGCTATATCAACTGGATTGTCGACTATAATCGAGTTAGTGGATTAGATTCAACTGAAAATCTAACCAAAGACTTGAAGAGTCTTGACGTTCGTCTGTGCTATCGAATGGCCAGCTTCAGCGACAAGCAATACATTCAACTTTACACCGAGAAGTCAAGCCCTAACTCAACTAATACTGCACTGTTGATTCCTGACGAAAGTTATCAATTGGTTCTTTATAAGAACCAGCCATTTGATCGTGTAATCTACAGTTCTGTTGCAATACAAAAAACCGCCGGTGGCGGATATGCTGTATTTGGGTACAGCACTGCACAGCCATATTTCAACATCCTTGAAAGTCGCGCAGCTGGTCGCATGCAGACCTACAGCACTGCTGGCATCACTGTTCGAGTACCTACATTCTATACTGATACAGTGGTACGAGTTCCCTACGGTTTTGTGTTTGAATCGCCAACCAGCGTGGCGGACTTCTTGTTAAGTTATGGACAGTTCTTAGAAACACAAGGCTTGACATTTACAAATCAAGCCAACGGCTATGTACTAGACTGGCCAAGAATGGTCAACGAATTTCTGTACTGGAGTCAGCAAGGCTGGGGTACCGATGCAATCATCAACCTCAACCCATTGGCTGATGGTGTGTCTGTAACTAAAGAACAAGCCATTGTTGATACTATCAGAACACAGACTGCTGAAAATTCTATATTGAATCAAAACAATCAAGAATTTGCAACTCGCAATCTCAATATTGTGCGATTAGACAACACCTTCAAGGTCCAGCCGCTGACACCTGACAGCATCAGTTATATTGACGTAAACTTTACCACTTACGAACACATGATTGTGCTTGACAATCGCAGTGTGTTTGGTGATTTGATTTACGATCCTACAACTGGCGCACGTCAAAGTCGATTGAATTTAAACGCTGTTACCACTACTGATTGGAACGGTAGTGTCAATGCTCCAGGCTTTATTCTTAATCAAAACAACGTTGAAGAGTGGACTGGCACAAAAACTTACAGCAAGGGTGAAATTGTCAAGTACAAAAATGTCTACTGGAGTGCATTGAAAATTGTACAACCCAGTGCAACATTTAACTTCAATGACTGGGCTCAAAGCGACTACAGTCAGATTGAATTAGGACTGTTACCTAACATTTCTAACAAAGCTGATCAGCTAGTCAATAGCTACAATATCAATGCTGCCAACATTGAAAGTGACAACGATTTGTTGAGTTATGGATTGATTGGATTCCGTCCACGTCAATACATGGCATCGTTGAATCTTGACAGCGTGACTCAGCTCAACATTTATCGACAGTTCCTTGGAACAAAAGGAACGATTCAGTCTGCTGAACTGTTTAAAGGCGCTAACTTTGGTAAAGAAGCCGCAGACTACGACATCTATGAAAACTGGGCAGTTCAGCGAGCAGTGTACGGTGCCAATGCTAACCGCAGTTATTTTGAACTGCGACTCAACCGTGCATTGTTGAATCCTAACCCAAGTTTGGTACAAGTGGTGCTGCCACAACAAGTCAGTGATGCAGATCAAACTATATTGTTGAATGATGTTTGGCGTCAGAGCTACAAATTAACAAGCCCTGATATTTTACCAACTACTACAATAAGCGTGACAGACGTTGCATTGCCAACAGCTGGCTATGTAAATCTCAACGATGCTGATCTCACTGTGTTTGATATCAATGACACAGAAAGTCTTGATCAAAATCTAGACAGCATTGGCGTTGGTACCAGCATCTGGGTTGCTAAAATCAACAATTACGATTGGGGTATCTACCGTGCTCAACCAGTTCCTGGTGTTATTGAGCACGTTTGTGATAACCTTGATGGCACCAGTCGCGCAATCTTCAGCGAACAACATGGATTATCAGTTGGCGATAAACTGATTATCAAGTTCTTTGACATTGAAATTAATGGCGTGTATCAAGTACTGTCTGTGCCTAACCTCAACACCGTAAACATCGCTTTCCAATTCACTGGAGATCGCGCGGTGGCCAATGGCGCCGGACTCGGATTCACTTTACAAACCATGCGTGTGGCCCAGCCGTCAGATATTGAGAATTTGCCCTATGCCAATCAAATCACAACTGGTGCAAAAGTTTGGGTTGATGACAATGGCAGCGGACTATGGCAAGTGCTGGAAAAACAACAGGTGTTTGACAGCAATGCCATCTTGACACCATTGATTCTAGACGCATCAGAACAATACGGGGCTAGTGTTGCACAGGCACAAAACCGTTTGGCTACCCTAGTTGGTAGTCCAAGGTATGGGTTTGGCACCGGCACTGCCAAGGGCGCAGTTTATCTGTATGTCAAGAGTTCGGCCGAGGAATACGTACCTATTAGCCCGCTAGCTGATGCTGATGCAATCTTGACTTTAGATGGCACTGGCGTTCTTGGTTATGGTACATCTGTTGAGTTTGGTAATCAAACTTGGGCTGTTGCTGGCGCACCTGGAAGTCTTGGCCCCGGAAGCCAAGCCAATGTTGGTTATGCTGCTGTAATTTACAGAGACCCTGCACTGGGACAACCTGGTGTTGTGCCTTACGTTCAGTGGCAATTGCTGGTACCTGACGTAACTGCTGACCGCACTGCTGCTGGGGAATTCGGCTACAGCGTCACTATGAGTCAAGACGAACGCTGGATGTACATCGGTGCACCGGGCGTTAACAAAGTCTATGCTTATGGCCGTGTCGATTATCAAAATCAGTTTGCTCGTGCTCGCGGCGACGGCGTTACTAAAGTATATCCGTTCAAAGAAACAGTGCAAATCAATGCAGCCACTCAAATCAAAGTGTCCCTTGACGGCAACGTTCAGACTCTCAACGTTGATTATACTGTTGACGCAGCATTTACTAAGGTAACTTTTGTCAACGCCCCGGGTGTTGATGTACTTGTAGATATCCAACGCATTTATGTTCAACAACTTGATGCGCAAACTTACTACGATGTAACACAATCTGCAACTTCTGGCGGCGGCGCCGGTGCTAAATTTACTGTGGTTCGTATTCGCAATGAAGTGGGCCAACCTGGAGCCACTGTTGGTACTGTTGGTGCAACAAGTTTGGGCAGTGGTTATGCTCCTGGTGACACAATTACCATTGCTGGCGCAAGTTTTGGCAGCACCAACAACATTACATTAACTGTTACCACAGTGGGCGCTGGCGGCACATTGGGCTTGTTTAACATTGCCTACACACCACCAGCACTGACCACAGTGTTCTCACTGAATGAATACTTCTTCACCGTTGACAATATCTATGGATTCAGCGTGACCGTGAATGGTGTGTTGTATCGTCCGTACATCGACTATACATTTAACAACACAACCAAAGATTTGACTTTTACTACAGTACCTGCTCAAGGTGCAGTAATCATCGTCAATGCTCAAGGGTATTTTGAATTTGTCAATACTATAACCACTTCTGGACTCACTGCTGGTGCTAGATTTGGTCACAGCGTAAGTTGCACAGTTGACGGTCGTCAGCTCATGATTGGCGCACCAAATCAAACCGTTGACGGTAGTGTTGAAGCCGGTGCAGTATATGTGTTTGACCGCAATGTACAAAAGTTCATTTACGGAACAGATCCAAGTTCGATCTCATTCTCGCTATTGGGCACACCTGTTGGACCACTCAGCGTTTTAGTCAATGGTTCGTTCTTGATCAACGAAACTGACAGCGTTCTTGATGCTGCAAATACATTTACTTGGAATGGGTCAACAACTGTAACAGTCAACACAGATCTACAAATTGGTGACATTGTTGAAATTGAAACAAACCAATTTGCATTGGTACAGCAAACAACCCAAAACGAAGTTGCTGGCGCCAGCAACTTTGGAAGTGCTGTAGATATTTGTGTTAATAGTTGCAGCTTGTATATTGGTGAACCACAGAGCTCAATTCAAATTTACAAAGGCGGTGTGGTAGAACGTTTTGTAAACCAAAGCCGTGTGTTTGGTTTAACTGAATCAGTAAACGCAAATCCTGCGCTCACTGCCGGCCACACACTGAGAGTTAACGACATTGATGTTCCTGTCCCAGCTTCTTGGACCAGTGCAACCTCTTACTATAAAAACGATGTAGTATACAATCTAAGTGGCAGCACCTATACGATTTATCGAGCACTGCAAGATGTTGGAGTTGGCGTATTGATTACCAATACTTCCTACTGGGTCCCTGTGACCACAACCACAACTGCGGCCAGCATCTATATTCGTGCATTGGCAGCACAAATCAACGCATCTGTGCCAAACGTCAGTGCCACAGTCAGCACCGGTGGTATTATGACCTTGGCTGTTATAAATGCTGACGCAGTGATGCCAACAAGCAAACTAACTGTACTACCAGGATCGGTGGGCACAGCTTACAATACTATTGGATTTGAAACTTTTGTTTGGACACAGACTATTACAAGTCCTTATCCGGTAGCACAGGCTGGATTCGGTTCAAGCTTGAGTATCAGCGACACCGCAGTTAACTTAGTAGTTGGAGCACCTCGCGGTACACTATACCTTGAAATTGAGTTTGATAATGGAACAACAATTTTTGATGTTGGCAGTACAACATTCTTCACCAGTGTGGTACAAAGTGGTGCAGCGTATACATTTGATTATTTGCCCAGCAGCTCGTCAAGCAAAACAAACCCGGGCAAATTTATCTTCGGTGTACAAGTTGGCTCTGAAAGTGTAAACTCTTTTGACTATTTTGGTACATCTGTGTACTACTCTAGTGGTGTGTTGTTGGCCGGAGCAATTGGTTATGATGCTGATGACTCAGCACTCAGCAATTACGGTAGTGTGTTTGTGTTTGAAAATACTACACGTTCGCCAGCGTGGTCTGTAATAAGACAGCAACAACCAGTTGTAGATGTTCGCTTGCTCAACAGTGTGTTTTTGTACAACCAAATCACCAGCGAAACAACAGAGTTTTTAGACTTTATCAATCCTCTGCAAGGCAAGATACTGGGTGTGGCTCGTCAAAATATTAACTATGTTGGCGCAGTAGACCCAGCATCTTACAATGTTGGTCCGATTAATATTCGCGGCACAACTTGGGGTGCAGATCGAGTTGGCGAAATCTGGTGGGACACCAGCACTGTGCGCTTTATTGACCCAAACCAAGATGACATTGTCTATGCAAGCCGACGCTGGAGTCAAGTATTTGCTGGCAGCAGCGTAGATGTTTATCAATGGATTGTAAGTCCAGTTCCTCCTTCGCAATATACCGGAGAAGGTGTAGTCAAGGATCCGCTGAGTTATACCATTAATTCTCGTTTGGGAGTAGATGGAACTATTGCCACAGATTACTACTTCTGGGTGAGAGGCATAACACAAACAGCCACACATCTTGGCAAAACTTTGCCAGTGAGTGTGATTGCTAGTTACATTGAAAATCCTCGTGCATCGGGTATCCCGTACATTGCTCCTATCAACGCCAGCACATTTGCACTTTACAACTCTGCTGACTATATTGAAGCGCAAGACACAATTATCAACATTGAATTTGACCGAGAGCTAACTGGCGACAACGTTCACGTTGAATACGAATTGATTCCACAAGATCGTGAGGATGGATTCTTAAGCGGTAACTTGTATCGTAAACTGCAAGATAGTTTCTGCGGTGTAGACACATTTGGTAACTTAGTGCCTGACACTAACCTAAGCATTGCTGAACGTTATGGTGTGCAGTTCCGCCCACGTCAGAGCATGTTTGTGGATCGTTTTGCTGCCCTTAAGAACTACTTGATGCGAGCAAACGCTGTTCTGGCCCAGTATTCAATTGCTGAGAACCGAACATTTAATCTGTTGAATTCTGCAGAACCAGAACCAAGCGCAAGCTCGGGATTGTGGAATTTACGAGTCGCTAACTTAGAAATCTTGGGATTCCAGAACATCTATAGTGTTCCGTTGGGGTATCGTTATCTTGTTGTAACCGATAGCAGCAATCGAGGACTTTGGACCATTTACACCGTCGAAGCTAGCGACACTGTTTTGGGCCAGCGCGATCTTGTGTTGACTCGTGTACAAAATTACAACACTCCAGATTATTGGAGTTATATTAACTGGTACATGCCTGGATACAATTCCAGCACCAAAGTCATAGCCGAAGTACCAACTTACACAGCCTTGGATACTCTGTCAACTGTGACAGTGGGATCTAGTGTCAAGGTCACTGCCAACGCCCAAGGTAAGTGGGAAATTTACCTTCGCACTGATACAGGCTGGCAGCGTGTGGGCTTGCAAGACGGAACCATTGAATTCTCTAGCGAACTCTGGGATTACGCAGCAGGTCGATTTGGCTTTGACTTGGAAGTATTCGACGCTCAGTACTATGATCAAGAGCCAGTAATTGAGACCCGTAAAATTATTCAAGCCATCAATGAAGAATTGTTTGTGGATGACTTGGCAATTGAACGTAACCGCAGCTTGGTATTGATGTTTAACTTTGTGTTGAGCGAATTCTCTGCACCTGAGTGGCTGGTCAAGACTTCGTTGATTGACGTTGATCACAGAATTCGTGACCTGTTGCCCTATCAAAATTACATTCGTGATAACCAAGAGTTTGTGGAGCAATACATCCAGGAAGTCAAGCCGTATCACGTGCAGATTAGAGAGTTTAACCTCAAGTATTCGGGAACTGACGATTTCTTAGGAGACCTTACTGACTTTGATGTTCCATCGTATTACAACACTACGTTGGAAACCCCACAGTACACAAGCCCAGTGCTGTTGCCATACAATCAAAGCACATCGTTTGGTTCGGCAAGCAATACACTGAGCAACACACCGGCATCTAGCACAGTCTGGCAAGGCTGGCCATACAGCCAGTGGTATAACAACTTCTTGCTGAATCTAGATGAAATTCAATTAGTTGAAGGTGGATCAGGATTTACAGAGCCACCTACAGTTATTATTCAAGGCGATGCTGAAGTTCCTGCTACAGCGGTGGCTACAATCAGCAGCACCGGTGCTATAACAAACGTCACAGTAACTGATTCGGGCAGCGGCTATCGTTCAACTCCAACTATTGTATTTGACGGCGGCAACGGTACTGGTGCAAGAGCCTATGCAATCATGAGCAACGATGTTGTTCGTAGCTTCCGTACAGTTATTCGCTATGATAGATATCAATATGTGTCAAGCGTAGTTGACTGGAATGAAAATGGTACCTATCAAGACGGCACTTTGGTACGTTATGACAATCGTGTGTGGCAGGCCAGCAGCGCAGACTCAACTGCGGTAGTTGGCCCAACATTCAATCTTGAAGATTGGACACTGGTAAATCCAGGCACGTTTAACTATGGGCAGGGCGCTCTAGGCCTAACTGGTATTGACCGTACCAAAGGTTTGTATGTTGCTGGCGTCAATCAACCTGGTGTTGAACTACCGTTGTTGATTGACGGTATTGACTACCCTGGCGTACAAGTTTACGGTGATTATTTCTTGGGTAACCCAGCAAATCTAGATGCTGTGTATCAAAGTGCATTTACTGATACAGCCCTGGGCGAACGCTTCAGTGATATCAACGTCGACGGTGGCCAATTTATTGGACCGTACGAAGGTCACGCACCTGAAGAATTAGTCAACGGTAGCGAATACGACACACTAGATTTCCGTGTGTTTACACGTCCAGGTTCGGACTGGAGCGACGACGGTCACGGGTGTCAAATTGGCACCATTCGCTACACATATATTCCGTCGGTTATCAATGTCTACAGTTGGGCCAATGTAGTTGACCATCCAGTGCAAGTAATTGTCAGTAACTTGACAGTTGGCATCGACCTTGCACCCGGCATTGACTATACCATTGACTGGGAAAACCAAACAGTCAGCATGTTGGGTAACATTACTGAAGGTCAAGTAATGAACATTGCTGTGTACGAAATCGGTGGGGGTAGCCAGCTATTCCGCGGCAACTACACTGTTGCTGACATCGAAGATGACGGCAGTGTCATTATTCCAGTAAACAATGCCGAAGTTTGGACAGTTGCTACGTTCCTTAACGGACAAAATGTTGTTGGCGCTACATGGGAACCCTATGCCGAAGCACAAACATGGAATATATTGACTGCATACAATCGTCTAGACGTGGTTGTAGATAATGCAGGTTATTATCGCGCTGTGCAAGATGTTCCAGTTGGTATCACAATCACAGACACAGAATATTGGTTCCCATTCGTACCAACATTGTTGACCAAAGTATTTTTGAATCAAACAGTCAACAGTGGCGACGGTATTGCCTTGGTAGCCATGGGCTACACTACACCTGAGCAGTACAGTTGGAGCACACCGCAAGTTCAATATGTTGTGGCTGATGCAACATTGGCGGCTAACAGAACTATTGTGCTTGACAACAACATGGGTGGCACCAACGTTGCAAACTTGATTGTTACAAAGGGTGGTTTACGCTTGCGTCCACCAGCATGTATTGAGTGGATCGGCGACGATTCTAGTGTAAGCTTTGGCTTACCACAACGCATGGGATTCAACCAAGACATTATCAATGCACCCACAGACATTCAAGTCTGGGTTGACAATGTTTTACAAGAACAAAGCTTTGGTCCAGTTGTTGGATCCTACAGTGTAACCACTTGGACTGGTTCTAACACACCTGGCCGTCAAGTTATATTCACAACTCCACCGGCTGCTGGAGCAAGAATATTGATATCTGTCAGCACAGTGTCTGACTACGAAATTGTTGGAAACGAACTGCAAATTACAGCACTAGTCAACATTAACGATGTGATTGGAATTACTAGTTGGAATGACACAGCTCAACAACAACTGTTGACAATTTTGTGGCAAGGTCCAGTTACTACTGGTGTCACTGTTGAAGAACCGTATGACAGCACTGCCTATGACTTGGCCACTGTGAGCTTTACTCCCGGTGCTTATGATTACACTGCTGGTACTTCTGTAAGCACAAACGAGTTTTATCTACAGAGAGACGACATTGTTGCCAGCAGATTGTGGGTAACATTGGATGGCGAACGACTGTTTGAAGGTATTGATTACACTGTTGAAAACGGTTATTTGATTCTAGCCTCTGGCGCTATCAAATCTAACCAGGTTGTAGTGGTAACTGAAACCACCAACAGTATTGTTCCTGAGTCTATGGGCTTCCGTATTTTCCAGGACATGCGCGGTGTACAGGCAACTTATAGAATCACCAGCACAACTTCTACAGTGTTGACACAAGATTTGTCAGCAACTGACGACATAATCTATGTTGAGGATGCACACACTTTGGGAGATCCTAACCTTGCAATTGGCATCTTTGGTGTCGTTACCATCAATGGTGAGCGCATCATGTATCGCGAACGTAACACTGCGCTGAACACTGTGAGTGGTTTGCGACGTGGTACAGCAGGTACAGCAGCAGCTGACCACTCAGCGGGTGACCCTGTTTATGACATGGGCCGCGGCAACCTGATGGCAACAGAATATCAAGATTACATTGTCAGCGATTCAAGCATAGGTGATGGCACTACATCAGTGTTCTATGCACCTAGTATTGAATTTGAAGATTTTGAAGATTCTAGCACAGAAAACAAAGCAATCGAAGTTTATGTGGGCGGAATCCGTCAATATGCTTACAGCGACACCAGTGCTGAGAGTCAGTATCGTTGGTTCGTAACAGACTTTGATCCATTGGCCATTGACTTTGTTGTTGATGACACTGTTTACCCACCATTGACTGCACCAGCAGCCAACGTTGAAGTAACAATTTTGGTACGCCGTGGTGTTACATGGTATCAACAGGGTGTAGGTACTGCTAGCGATGGTGTAGCATTGCAGGATACCAACACTGTTCCCGCAAGGTTCTTGAGGGGCCTATAAAACAAGGTAAATAAACAACCATGTCAAATACACAGTCTAAACAGCAAGAACAACAAACTCCCCAGCAAGGGACTCGTCGTCCCAACGAAAAGGGAACAATAAGTGTTCAGGGATTCATGCGAATTTATGACCCAAAAACACAAAAAACTTATGTAGAGGGCAGAGCATGATCACCCCAGGATTAGCTAAAATTACCGGGCATGTTAAGATTCATGATCCCAACAGCGGTGAAATTTTTTACAACGATCACAACGCTATTCATTATGAAAACATTTCCATAGCCATGGCACAGACCCTGAGCGATCGTGGATTGGGCTACATTTATGAAATGGCATTTGGCAATGGTGGATCCAGTGTAGACCCCACTGGCGTTATTACGTATCTGCCCCCAAACACCACAGGGCAAAACGCTGATTTGTACAACCAAACTTATAGCAAAGTTGTCAACGACAATTCAGCAGCTGACACAGATCCTGTCAACAACAAAATGACAGTACTGCACACTTCGGGTAACGTTTATACAGATATTTTGGTAACTTGTTTGCTAGACTACGGCGAACCAGCAGAACAACAGGCTTTTGACAACTCAACTAACTTCAACGGTGAGTATGTATTTGACGAACTAGGGCTCAAAGCATGGAACGGAGCCGCAGACAATCTGCGCTTGATTACCCATGTTATTTTCCACCCCGTACAAAAGAGTTTGAATCGCCAGATTCAAATTGATTACACTTTGCGTATCCAGACGCTCAGCAACATAAATGCTGTATAAATATTCGAAATAGGAACAGGTAACTGACATGGCATATACAATTAACCTAACTGACGGCGCAGTTTTTGCAACCATCCCTGATGGTACTGTTAATACGTCAAGTTCCATGACCTTGGTTGGTAAGAACTACGCTGGTTATGGTGAATTTTTAGATGAAAACTTTATCCACTTGCTGGAAAACGGTGCAAACACTACAGCACCTCCCAGCCCACTAACAGGACAACTTTGGTGGGACAAAACCAACAACTTGCTGAAGGTTTACAACGGATCTACATTTAAGACTATTTCGGCAGCTACTGCAAGTTCTACACAACCTACTTCCAACGTAACTGGCGACTTGTGGTACGACACAGTTAACCAGCAGGTCAAAGTCTACACTGGATCTGGATTTATTGTTGTTGGTCCTGCATATGAAGCAGCACAAGGTACAACTGGCGCTATTCCGGAAACTGTTAACGATTCGGGCGCCACACCACACTATGTTACTTTCTTGTACGCCAACAATGCTAGAGTTGCTGTAGTCAACAAAGACGCAAGCTTTACTCCTGCTGCACCAATCAACACCACATTCCCAACTATTTTTACTGGTATCACATTGGCCAGTTCAGGCTTGGGCGGCAGTGCTGTGTTTGCTGGCAGCGCCACAAACGCACAAACACTGGACAACTTAGACAGCACAGACTTCATGCGTGCCACAGCCAACACAGCCACAACTGGTACGCTGCGAATCAACAATGATTCTGGCCTGTTTGTTGGTACTGCCAACGCTGTCAACGTATTAGAAAGCGGCAACGACGGTATTGTTCGAGCCAACATCAGTGGCGGTAACTTGGTAATGCAAGCCAACGTTGGTGGTACAATTTATAACGTTGCTCGCGCTGTTGGTGCCACTGGCAACTTAGAAATTTCCAACGCTGCCACAGTTGGTAGTACATTGGTCGTAACTGGCAACGTTACCGGTGCCAACATCAACACTGCTGGTTTGGTGTCAGCCACAGGTAACGTTCGTGGCGGGAACATTGTTTCTGTTGCAGCCGTTTCTGGTGTAAGTCTTGTGGCCAGCGGCAACGTTGACTCAGGTAACTTGCGTACCAGCGGACAAGTCAGCGCCACAGGTAACGTGCTGGGAGGCAATATTATTGCCGGCGGCGGCACTGGCTTCTTGTACGGTAACGGCAGTCAGCTCACAGGTTTGAGTTTGGGCGTTAGCGTTACCAAGATTGTTAACGGAACTTCCAACGTTGAAGTTAGCTCTTCAGGCGGCAACGTCAGCTTCAATGTGGGCGGTACAGCCAACGTTGTTGTAGTTGATACCAGTACCATTTATGGTAACGTTATCAGCGTACAAAGTATCGCCAAGACTGGTACTAACGCAGTGGGTAACATTGGTTCTAGTGCCAACTACTTTAACCGTGTGTTTGCCACAGCTACCACAGCCCTGTACGCTGACGTTGCAGAACGCTTTGCTGCTGACGAACTACTTGAGCCCGGAACTGTTGTTGAATTAGGTGGTGCAAAAGAAATTACTCGAGCTAAATCTGAACTCAGCGATAGTGTGTTTGGCGTCATAAGTACAAATCCAGCTTATACAATGAACGGCGGTGCTGGTGAAGATGATACACACCCAGCAGTGGCTATGACTGGACGAGTCCCGGTCAAAGTTGTGGGTTACATTAAAAAGGGCGATCGCCTTGTCAGTGCTGGAGACGGTCTAGCTCGTGCAGCTACCCGTGATGAAATCACAGCTTTCAACGTAATTGGTCGTAGCTTGGTTGACAAACATACCCCAGAACAAGGTACAATTGAAGCCATTGTGACTATCAAGAACTAACAGGATTTAGAGAATGACCTATTCAACAGGCGGCTTAATACAGGCCACAGACTTTAACGGTTTTGCGAGCACCACTGTCAACGCCAACGTCAACGATCTTTGGGGTGCCGGCAGTGGTGATAAAGGCTGGGGACAGACTGCTTTGAGCACTGTTAGCGCCAGTGGCACAGTAACTGCTACTAACTGGGCTAGCTTGGTTAACACCATTGCCTCCATGGGTAGTCACACCAACACCACAATTACTGCCAGAGTAGCACCCACAACCGGTAACTTAATTCAAGTGTTGAGTAATATCAACACTGACTTAACAAACATCACAACAAACCGTAATAATGCTGCTGCCTTGGGTACTCAGTTTACTGGGTGGACTGGAACAAACAGTAAAACAACTACTACAAACGGTCCATTTACAATTACATTTACCAACACAGTGACATTTGCCAGTGCTGCTGCGGCACGATATTTTTTCAACGGTGGCGGTCTTATCAAGCTGGACGTAAGCAAAACAGCAACCGGTCAGTTGGGTGATCCCGAATGGAACGATTTGGCCAACACACTTTGTGGTGATATCTATTTCTCTGGTGCCGGCACAAGTAAAACCATTGCTGGAACTGCCTATACTGGAACCACTAAAATTGGCGGTACTGGCACACCCAACACACTGAGCACTTCAACTGGCTTCTATGCACTGACTGCCGGTGGTGCTGCTGTAATCATTTACAAACAGTTTGCTGACACAGCACCATACACATCAAACTACATCCAACACAGTGTGTCACTGAACGCTGCTTCAACTGTGCTGACATTTACCACAGTATTTGTTGCTGCTGATAGCGATCCAATTTCGGGTGGCACCGCCCCAAGTGGTGCAACACCAGGCACAGCACCTTGCTGCATCTGTACCTATTTCCCACCCAGTTCAACATATCTAACAACCCAGAGTTGGGGTACACCAACTGTGGCTGCTACACAGACTTAACCAAAAAGGCTCTTCGGAGCCTTTACTTTTCCTCGCTTTTCCTGTACAATATCAAGATGGATACTGATAATCTTGTGGCTCACGCACGAGCACGTTTTGATCACGCTGTGGCCAAACGCATACTCAAAGAAAAATACGAAGCTCGAATGTTGTTCGCTTATGGTGGCGGGATGTGGCGTGCCGGACCTGAATTGCTGACCACATTGCTGACCTGCCCAGGCACAGAAGCTGTGCTGCTGGACCTGTACGAAAACCCTGTCCGGGTCAATACCAAAGAGTTGTACGCACAGAGTCAACAACGCTGGCAAGAGCAAATGAACGCTTGGCTAGTAGAACATGAAACCAACAGTCGTAAACGATGAAACGCGGCGCACTAATTTTTGCTTTCAACAATGAAAAAACCGACTACGTTGCTATGGCTCAGTGGAGTGCTCAACGAATTCATCGGCACCTGGACATTCCAGTGGCCGTGGTCACAGACTGCCAAGATCGAAGCAGAACTCAGGGATTTGATCAGGTCATTTATGCAACTCCAGCTACAGGAGGGACCCGTTGGTTTGAGGATTATGCGAGTACTGTGTCTTGGCACAATGCGGGGCGGACCGACGCTTTTAATCTTACACCATGGGATCACACTCTAGTATTAGATGCTGACTATGTGGTTTGCAGCGATCACTTGAACCGACTATGGGATGCCAATGTAGACTTCTTGTGCCATCGAGAAGCTTGGGACACAAAAACTGGCCAACCCCTAGACAGCCTAAACACATTTGGGCAACATCGTATGCCCATGTGGTGGGCCACGGTTATGTGTTTTAAACGTACAAATTTCAGTCAATATGTGTTTGATGCAATGACAATGGTGCGAGAAAACTGGCAGCACTACAGAGACCTGTATCACATTGATCGCCCCACATATAGAAATGATTTTGCGCTCAGTATTGCCTTGGGTATTGCAACGGGGCACACCAATTCGGTAGATGAGATTCCCTGGGGACTGGCTTCTGTGTTACCCGATACTGAGCTTGAACAGTTGGATGAGGATTACTTCTCCATGAAGTACAAGAGCTCTCACAATGTGATGCGCACTGTGGGCATCGGTGGTACAGACTTTCATGCCATGGGCAAGAAGCATTTGGAGAACATAATTGCGGCCCGTTGAAGAACAAGGCTACATCATTCCTGCGTGGAACACGGGTCGAACAGACTATGTGGACTGCGCCCGCGCTTTGGCCAAGACACTGTTGTTGCACGACCCCGCAGCACGTATATGTTTGCTGACCAATGAGCCTTATGCAGCTGATCCTGCGCTGTTTGCCTACACACATGTAGTAGAAAATATCAACACGGAAAACCCTTGGACCAATGACTGGATTGTGGTAAATCAAACACCGTTTAGGGAAACCATCAAGCTTGAAGCTGACATGCTGATTGCCACTCCCATTGATCATTGGTGGGACTTGTTTAGACATCGCGATGTTGTGATCAGCACTGGATGCCGCAACTGGCAAGGACAAGTCAGCACAGCCAGACACTATCGCCGGGCATTTGATGAGAACTCATTGCCCGATGTTTACAATGCTATCACATACTGGCGCCGCAGTGCTTTGGCACAACAATTCTTTGAACTGGTGCGCGACATATTTGCCAACTGGGACGATGTAAAGAAACTGTTGAGTTATCCCGAAGAAACACCCAGCACTGATCTTGTGTACGCTGTGGCAGCGCAGATCTTAGGCCCAGAACAAGTCACCATGCCCTTTACAACATATCCGCAGATTGTACACATGAAGCGACATCATGC